TCAATTAATATTCTCTTGTATCTATCAGATAAAGAAGCATAGAATCTCATAAATCCCAAAGTATTATCTTCTGATTCATCGCAAAACTTATCGAAATTTTTGGCTAAGTGATCGGTGTGGGAGGTTTCTCTTGGGAAGGCTTTCTCTATGAAATCATACTCATAGTTAAAAGCATACATTAAGACTAGATTACAGTTATTAAAGGTTTTGTTTTTCATGATATTTATTTATTTGAGATTATTATGGTTGTCGAAATTTGGTTGGTTGGTTTTTCTTTCGTACGTATACAATTTAGCACCGCTTTTTCTGAACAAAACAAAAAAAATGTGAATTAATTTTCTTACGTAGTAAAAAAGTTTTTCATTCAGTTCTGGGGCAGTCTTGAACCTCGTGCCTAATCTATATCACTTTGAAGAATGATCAACTCTAAACACAATCTTGATTCCTAGCGCATGCCTATGGACATCCACAACTTGAGAAACAAGTCAACCAATGTGTCCCCTCCTCTGGAGGGATAGGGTAAGTCGTTTGGGTTGGGGGCTGATTGTTCGCACCCTCCTTAAGACTGGTGGAAATTGCTGATCTGTCTTCGACAGTACTCCTCGCACCCTCCTACGCTGAGACCCACTGCCTTCGCGTGGAAACGCCTAAACCTTGCGCGCATTTCGGCAGGAAAGGCCCCCCCCGTCGAACTGGTTTGGGTTTCGGATCTCCTGGCTGACCGCGTGTATATATATATAATCCCCCCGGTACTTATTTCTGATAACTTTTCGCAGACTTGCTCAAAGACTTGAGTGCTGCTTTCTTGCTTTTGTATTTCGCTTTAAGTTGTGAGTACTTCCGCTGTAAAATCAATATTTGGGAATATTGCTTTCTAAGCCAGGGGAACATAATAAGAACACCTAGCGCAAAAAATAAAGAACACAATGTGATCAAGATGATGACCTCAGGGTTGTCGTTTATTTGCTCCAGGTTCATTTGTCCTGGTGAAGTAGTAGTGACTTTCCTAGTGTAGGATTAATTTTAGATATGGCCCTATAGATGACCCTACTTTTTTTCTTAACATTTTGCTTCTCGGTCTTATTGCTATCCTTTCCTAGGTTCTGATATTGTACAGCATCCATGTACAGTAGTTTGTCTACTCTGTACTTGTCGGATTGGTGTACGCATTTAACGGTTTTTTCTATTAAGGCCTCATTATATTCCATGTGTTCTCTGTCAATTGATTACTCTATTAAATTTTATGCAAAGGAGTAGCCCTGGCACACTGAGTTTCGTCTATTAAATGTCGAGATGTTCGTCGATGTACGACACAATCTATATTACGCTTGTTGCTTATAGATATGGTCTTTGTTCATATTGTCAACACAAAGACGTGTTCGAAGTTACAGTAAAAAAATTGGATATGCAACACTTGTTATAACATCCTTTCCCCTTAACTCTTCTAGATCTAAAACTTATTGTGTCTGTTCATTAGGATACCTAAATAGATACATATCATTCCTAACAGTGATTTGAGAGTTCCTGTAGGTAGGAGCACCCCGCCAGTTATCATTAGTGCCTCTGGCAGTATTGTTTTAATAAAGGATATGATTCTATCTTTCATCTCTATAGAATGTATATAAAAAGAAAACAAAAGAGGAGATCACCATTCCGTATAACATCCCCAGGAGTAACATTAGGCTGTTCTTCCGGCAGCGGCCTTAGCGGCCATCCCTGCTTTTCCGAATTTCTTTGCGCCTATTGAGTAAGCAATCTTCTGTGCAGACTCTTTAGACTTTCCTTTTTTCATAAGTTGAGCAACTAATTTCTTGAATGCTCCACCTTTATCGAATTTATTTTTCATCATTATTTCTTTTAGGGTACATATTCATCTCTGGATCGGACATACCGTCCGGTAATATACCAGAGGAACTTAACTCTGTTATAATCTCTTCGGCATCTCCTGGCTTTAGATTAGGAAGAACACCTAGTATAGATCCAACAAAGTTATTTGCTACATCTTCTCCTGTAGTTCTTAGTGCATCATACACTCCACGGAGGCCATTCTTCCCATATCCTTCTTTTAGTGCCGATGGTAAATGCTTTGCTTCATGTCCTGCGCCCAGTATATTGGCGGTAACTAAACCTGCGGCATCTCCAATTATGTTTGTTATGACATTGGAATTATAACCTCCGGTAATCATATTGCTTATATTTTGTGCAGTATATGTTCCAGCCAATGCATGACGTATGTTATCAGTTTGATCATCATCTACCCGACCAGACTCAACTAAACTCCCAGCATAGTTGTATGCTTTTTCTTTTGGATTGCCTATAAAATCATTTACTTGTTGTTCACGAGTAGGTGCCCCTTCAGGTGGGTCGACAAAGTCGCTCATCCTGTCAACCATTTTTCCAGGAGATCTGTATGCTTTAATCTGTTTCTTTACAGCGGAAAGTTTACCGCCTTCCTCAAGGGGTCTGAACCTATAGTTCATCCCGCATCAACTCCTCCGCCTTTCGCCATTGCGTCGTCGAAGACAATACCATTCAATACTAATAACTCTCTTCCGTCTCTACTTTTCAACATCTTAGAAAAAGCAGGAACGTCTTTAGCGATAGGAGCGAATACCTCTGTGCCAGAAGAAAGATTTTTGTTCTCTGCAAAAGGAACTTGCTTACGATACTTTGCCATTATAACAATTTTAACATTTCTATTATCTCTGGTTGAGGGAATATGTCTGACTTATCCTTTCGTACAGAGTTGTGTGTAAAGATACCACTTTCTCCCCTTAGTGCTTTCTTTGAAACTCCCCACATATCTCTAGCATTGTACTCTGTATTAATACCATAATGCTCTTTCCAATACTTTAACAAGTTCTCTGTACTTCTTATCTGCTCGTCAGAGTACCTATGATAATACCGGTGCCCTTTGAATGGTTCTTCTAATGTACACACCTCTTCCTTTGGAACCTCTTTGTTTACGTAGTTATAAAAACGACCCTTCTTTTCTTCTAAGTGTCCCCACGCGCAAAGTTCTATACCTATGGAACGCTTATCTAAAGGAACATAATCAAGATTGTACGAATCAAACACCTCACGTTTAATCCCCAAGTGATATGCCCAGTACTTACTAGAGAATGCCTGGACAATTTTACCATCACCTTCTGCTGCCCCAGTATTAGATATGCAGACGCATGTGGCTATACGACCCCTGGTGTCATTGTTCCAATAGTTAACCGTGTTTTTACCACTAGCATTCCCGGCTGTGTGGTGTAAATAGATCTGATTCTTTTTATGTTTCTCCTTAACATACTCGTTAGAGGATAACTTAACCTGTAATATATCATCAAGAAAACTCATAATGTCTCATTTGCTTTTTTCATAGTCAAATCTATTAACTTTGCATATACACATACATACTGAAATGAGTCTAATAGATATATTTAAAGACGATAACAATTATAACGAGAAGACCATTATAGGTTTTATATCGTTTGCTGTTATGATAGTAGTGATGATCGTGGATTTGGTTACAGGTTGGTTAGGTAAAGACCTGGTAGTCAATGAGTTTATATATAATTCATTCTTGTTTGTCACCCTTGGATCATTTGGGATTGCAGGACTAGAGAAATTCTCACAGAAAAAATGAAACTAAAGAAAACCAAGGACAGTAAAAAGGTAAAAGCCCCCGAAGGATTTCACTGGATGACAGAGAATGGCCGTCATTTTTTAATGAAGGGAGATTACAAACAACACACAGGCGCTAGTGAAGCCGCTTCATTCAGAGTTGTTAGCCATGACAAGGACATGAAGGCTGACATGGGAATGAAAGTAAATGCCGCAAAGGAAGCAAAGAGCCGACTCAAGACTATGGAGTACGAGAACGGAGGCAAAGTAAAAAAAAAGTTCAATCTAAAGTAAACGAGGCAGGCAATTACACTAAGCCATCATTACGCAAAAGAATATTCAATAGAATAAAGGGCGCGGCTAAAGGAGGTAACGCAGGACAATGGTCTGCAAGAAAAGCACAGATGCTCGCAAAAGCATACAAGGCTGCTGGAGGAGGATATAGAAACTAATGGCATTACGTAAATCACAACAATCATTAAAGAACTGGACAGCCCAGAAATGGAGAACTAAGTCTGGGAAAAAGTCTTCTAAGACTGGGGAGAGATACCTTCCTGAGGCCGCCATAGAAAGTATGAGCGACGAGGAGTACGCTGCAACAACGGCAGCAAAAAGAGAGGGTACAAAGAAAGGAAAACAATTTGTTGCTCAACCTAAGAAGATCGCAAAGAAAACTAAGAAGTACAGAACTAACTAAAAGGTTCTTCCCCGTTCATCTTTCTATATAAACGCGTAACGACTAGACGACCCCTTTGTGTAATGGCATAACGCACCCTATAATTATATTTTGTTTCATCCCTAAAGTATGCATCTTCTACATTAGCACTAGGTGTCAACTTGTCAAAATGTTTATAAACCCATCCATCACTAACCATTTGATAGATCAACCTTTTACGCATTCGTGACTCGCTCTTATTCAGCGCTTTAGCAATATGCTCTATGGTAAAAAACTCATAGTCATAGATGAACATTAAGAAATCTAACTGCGCCCTACCTAGTTCATGATTTTTTTTTGCCTCTTGATATAAAAAGTGTAGGTTCTTAAGGTTAGTATAAGAGATCTCATTTGAATCTTTCTTAGCGAACTCCCGAAATAACTTCTTTCGGCTTGCGTAACTTTTCATGATATAGGTATCTTTGTTTCAAAAGTAATAATATGGGAAGTCTTAGCGGTGTAAAAATTAAAGATACATTTGGTATTCTATTAAAGATGGCCACATCACAGTTGTCGGCTACAGAAGAAGTTGTACAGGATGGCGCGGGAAACAATAGCGCACTAAAATTATCAACGGATACAGTAGAAACTACAGGAGAATTAAAGATAGGATCAGCCACTACATCCACTACGGATAACCAGGCATTAATGCTAAGTTCTGGTGGTGTTGTAGTTCAAAGAAATCTCTCGACAAATCCTATAGGTACAGCGAGTATTACAGCGAATAGCCCTATCGTTGCTACAGGAAGTACAGTAGGATTGACTGATCCATCCGCATTAACTTCCCTAGCGGCAAAAGACGTTGCCAATAACGATCAGTACTTAATATGGGACGAATCAACATCCTCATACAAGGCTATCTCTATGACAGACGTAGCAACCTCTGTTGAGGGTAGAATAGCAGCAAACATAAACGTATTTACCGCAAGGGTAGCGGCACAAACTATTGCAGGATCAGGAGCAGACATATCTTTTGCCCAAACCTTTGGACTGGCTGACGACACAGGAACAACTATTGCAACATCATCTACCGCTATAGGAAGCGCTACGGCTGACGTTACACTGGCAGATGGTACAGGAATAAGGACAGACATTCAAATAAACACAACAAGTCAGTATAGGGTTGAATTAGATTTAGAAGTAACAACAGCAGGATCTCAGGTCGTTACTATACAACTTGTACATGACTCCGCAGCCATAATGAGATTCTCAGAAACACTGGCCTCAGGAACAAGTACGGTATCGTTAAGCAGATCATTATATGCTACTGGTGGATTACTCTATCAAGTAAAAGTAACAGGAGGTGACTCAGTTCAGGTTACAGCAAATAGTACAGTAAGAGTTTTAAGAGAAGGCGCTCCGAATACTGCATTCTCATAATGGATAGTCAGAAGAGAGCACAAATGTTTATCGCCATTAAAGGAAAGATGGAGGAGATTCAAGAGATAGTAAAAGACTACGATGCAATTGATGAATTCTTAGCATCTTATTGTTTTGGTCTCTCTACAGACACACCCTTATCACAACACTTCAACGAGAAAACATCCTATGAATTCCTAGCGGGTTTTAATGCTGAGAACATGGATGAAGTAGACGCGATGTTCGATGCCATGCAGCGCGTTTATGAGGAGAGCGAAGACTCTGATGATGGGCCTTCAAATCAAATAAACTTTTGGCTTAATCAAAACTAAACCAACACACAAATGGAGGAAAGCAAAAAGGACGCTTTTAGTTCTTGGATAAACGATTTAGAAGAAGTCCCTGTAGACTCTTCGTGCAGCATAGATAACCCCGACTGCGAAACGTGTGGAAGTTGAAATGAAAAAGAATAAAATTAAATGGATATTATTAGAAAAATTGTTATTGGACAAAACCCCAAGGACGCAATGGCCTACTTTGTGGGGCAGCGCGCTGGTGGGGCAATCGTGGATTCTATCGTATTAGACGAAAGAGTATTTGCTAAACACGGAATTCGTCGCTACCTTGTATACTTATTTGATACAGAGAAAGGTATAACACTATGGAAAACCATAGACGACATGCCATGTTTAATTGAACACGATTGCGACTTTGAATGAAGCCTCTTAAATATTTTATTGTAGATATACCTAAAACAACAGCGGATACATTCACTGTTGGCGAGAAAGAATTTTTTCTTGATTCTAAGTTTAATGAGTTTGAACATAGGGCTATGGAAGGCCTGGTTCATGCCGTGCCCACTAAGTATAAAACTGGAGTAAAGAAAGGAGACACTCTTTATTTTCATCACCACGTAACCCTTGGGGGTAACCACTTAACCTTACCAGAGAACGAAAAGCAACTAAAGGCCACCGAAAGAAAAGGTCAGTATGTACATGGCTATAAGGATCTATATTATGTGATGTTTGATGGGGGACAGGACCCCTTTTTCTGTCAAGCCTACGCTTACAAAAGCAAAAAGACAGGGAAGATAAAACTATTAGGGGAGTGGATCTTCTTAGTTCCTGGAGAGCAAGAGCCAGAACTTAAAAGCAGCATCATTCAATTACTACCTCAAAAGAAACCAGACTCGAATCAATATGGTTATGTAAAGTTTGGATCAAGCAAACTAAAAGAGTTAGGTCTTGACGTGGGTGATAAAGTCTATATAAGAAAAAACATGGACTACGTTATGTATGTTGATGGGGAAAAGTTATTTAGAACATACGTAAACCACATCTATGGCAAAGTCAAAAGCGAAGTATAACAATGTAATCACTGCTGTGAGTTTAAAGGAGGCTATGCAAATAGCGATACATCATATGATTAGCGAGATACAAAAGCCTGTAGATCAGGACTTAAGCGGGTCTCAAAGAAAAGCAGAACTCCAAGCAATAAAACAAACAGCCGTTGATGCTAAGGAATTGATTGTTGAAAGAGAAAGACTAGAGCAGTTAATTAAAACACTCCAGGACAAAGGAGAGTTAAAAGAAGAGCAGGATTATTCAGGTGGATTTGCAGAAAAATACTCTAAATAAAAAACCATGATTATAGTCGACGACTTTATAAAAGACAAAACTCTTTTAGAGAACATAGCCAAAGACAAAAAATTCTTTGATAATAATGGTCGGTACTATTGGTATGATGGATGGTGGGTCGAAAAGCCTAACACGCTGAAGAAAAAACTTATAGAAAATATATGGGGTTATCAGTCGCCTTATCATGACGTTAGTGTTTGCGGATTTGAATACTGGACAGGACAGTTAGGTCCACAAATGACGCATAAAGAGTTACCGGCACACATAGACAAAGATGAGGCCGAATATGAAAAAACTGGCAAACAGATAACGCCAACGATAGGGACTGTTTTTTATCCAATACCCATGGACATAGAGGGTGGGGAATTAGTTATATATTCAAATGGAGAAAAAGCACCTGAGATTGTAAAGCCCGTTTTTAATCGATTAATAATATTTCCAGCGGGTCAACATGCACACAAAGTAAACATTGTAAATCAAGGACTTAGGTCGGCTATAGCAATAAACTTATGGAAAAAAAAACCATCTGTACAATTTTTAAAAGAACCTATACAGGTTATGTAATATGTCTGGACTAATTACAATTGATGAAGATGTTCTGGTAAACATTTGCCCAGATAATTCGTCGGGTAAAAATGTAGTTATAGCAGAACTAGATATCCAACTTCCCAAGCAACCTCCCAAGAACAAAATATTATTTAATAACTTACCAAAATCAGAACAGCGGTGGCAGAGAACACCATTGCCTGAGGACCTAAGGAAAGTAACCTCTATGGAGGAATGGTTAACAATGCCTGAATCGTTCAGGAAGGTACACACATCTTATATTGCACAAGAATATGAAAGACGACGAAGTGGTGTTTGGTTCTACAACAACGGACTACCCACCTATATCACAGGCAACCACTACTTCTTTTTACAGTGGTCTAAAATTGACATCGGATATCCAGACTATCTGGACTTCCAGCGTGAACTCTATATACACCTTGAGGCCTGCTCACAAGATCCTAGATCGTTAGGTCAGGTATATGTAAAGTGTAGGCGTTCAGGATATACAAATATGTCCGCATCAATACTGGTAAACGAAGGGACTCAGGTAAAAGAAAAACTATTAGGCCTCATGTCTAAGACCGGTGCGGACGCTCAGGAGAACATCTTTATGAAAAAGGTTGTCCCTATTTATAAAAGCCTTCCATTTTTCTTTAAGCCAATTCAGGATGGAACCACTAACCCCAGAATGGAACTAGCATTTAGGGAGCCATCAAAAAGAATAACAAAAAAGAATAAAACATCCAAAAGCGGAGAGGCTTTAAATACAGTAATCAACTGGAAGAGCACAACTAATAATGCATACGACGGAGAGAAACTTCACATTCTATATTTAGATGAGGCGGGAAAATGGGAAAGGCCTACTGACATCCGAGAATCCTGGAGGATCCATAGGACGTGCCTGCTGGTCGGTAGAAAGATTGTGGGCAAAGCATTAGTAGGGAGCACAGTTAATCCCTTAGACAAAGGCGGAAGGCAATACAGGGACCTGTATGAAGCAAGTAACCCACTAGAGAGAAACGAAAACGGAAGAACACGCAGCGGTTTATACTCTATTTTTATTCCATCACACGATGCACTAGAAGGATTCTTTAACGAGTATGGCCTACCTGTTGCAGAAGATCCAGAGACCCCTGTTCCATCTAATGACGGAGAGTTTATTGAGATAGGCGCTCGGACATTTTTAAAGAACGAAAGAAAGGCACTAACAGGAGACTCCTATGAACTTAACGAAGTAATAAGGCAGTTTCCGTTTACAGTGGCTGAAGCATTTAGAGATAGCGCAAAGGCATCACTGTTTAACGTTCAGAAGATATACGAACAGGTGCAGCACAACCAGGAGATGTTTCCTTCCCCTGTTCTTGTTGGAAACTTTGTTTGGAACGAAGGGGTGCAGGATACTCAGGTTATGTTCAAGTCCGATCCCAATGGAAGATGGAGAGTATCATGGCTTCCTCCTGACGAACTAAGGAACCTACCAAAACCATCTAATGACTGGCTTGGGTGTGGAGGCGTTGACTCCTATGATATTGATGCCACTGTTGATGGTAGAGGTTCTAAAGGTGCTTGTCATTTATATAATAAATTTAACATGGCTCACCCATCTAATACTTTCGTAGCCGAGTACGCATCTAGACCTCCCTTAGCAAAAATATTCTATGAGGACGTTCTAATGGCATCTAAGTATTATGGCTTTCCTATTCTTATAGAGAACAACAAATACGGTATAGCCAGGCATTTTGAGTCAAGAGGTTATTCAGATTGGCTAATGGAAAGACCTACACATATTGGGTCTGGCTTTGGAACTAAGACAAAGACAAAAGGTATACCATCAAATTCTCAAGACATAATTCAGGCCCATGCTCAGGCTATCGAATCTTATGTACATAACTACGTGGGCCTCAACGAGGAAACATTAGAGTACGGAAATATGTATTTCGAAAGAACGCTCGAAGACTGGGTGAACTTCAAGGTAGACGATAGAACAAAGTTTGACCTCTCTATTTCTAGCGGCCTTGCACTCCTTGCAGCCCAAAGCACACCTAAGAAAAAACCCCAATCTGACATGAACTTAAAGAAATTCTTTAGACCCGGTCAGATAATTATACGATAATTAATTGAAGTATATTTGCAACATTACCCTCATTGAGTATGAACAATCAATATAACAAGGGACAGTCTTCTTTCCCAGACCCATTAGCAAGCACAGAAGAGAAGTTAGACAACTCGTACGGACTTCAATACGCAAAGTCTATGTTTGCTCAGTGGGTAGGAAGCGACTATTCAAATTCACTATACGGAAGAAGAAACGCTGAGATCGAAAGATGTAGAGATTACGCACAAGGAACTCAGGACACTTCCATCTACAGAAAAATATTAAACTCATTAGATCCTAATGGAGGGGGAGGAACTCTTCTTACTTTGGATTACACTCCTGTTCCTATCGTTCCTAAGTTTGTTAAGATAGTAGTAAACAAGATATTATCTAGAGCACCCTATCCAAACATAGAAGCGGTAGATCCATTATCAAGATCTGAGAAAGACAAAAAAAAGAACGCTACGATTTTAAAGATTGAGAACAAGCAGATGCTCATGGAAGCAAAAGAACTTGGTCTTGATATAGACGTTGATCCAGAGAATCTCCCAGACACGCCTGAGGAGACTGAGATATTTATTGATACAAATGTTAAGACAGACGCTGAGATTGCTGCTCAATTAGCAACAGAGATGACGTTAAAGTGGAACGACTTTGGTGAGGCAATATATAGAAGATGCGTAGAGGACTTAGCGGTAACCGGATTAGGAATTGCCAGAAGATCTAATGATCCTAATTATGGTATTAAAGAGGAGTACGTAGATCCTGCAAAGTTTATTCACAACTGGACTGATGATCCAAATTTCACAGACCTTACTTACGCTGGCAACTTCCGTTACATAACAATAATGGAACTAAAAAGAATTGCAAGAGATCAGTTTACTGAAACGCAATATGAAGAGATTGCCAAAACGGTAATGAACAAGTACGGTAATCAACCTGATCAGTTCTCAACATCTACTCAGTCTGGCTATAGCCGATCAAATAACAAGTTCCAACAGGGATATGATGAGTACAAGGTTGAGGTTATGGAGTTCGAGTTCATGTCTGTTGACGATGTGATATTCGAAAAGAAAGAATCAGCCTACGGTAATATTGGTTTTTATTATAAGGGAACGGAGTATAACGCCCCTCAACAATCTGTATATGACAGAGAGGCTGTATACATGAGCAATGCTACGGTATACGGAGGGACATTAATTGTTGGTACTGATCACCTATATAACTATGGGGCTAAAAAGAACATCCCTAAAAATGTTCATGACATTAGCCGTGCTAGATTATCATACAGTATTGTTGCCACTAACATTAGAGGAATGATACCTAAGTCAATGGTGTCATCTGTAATTGGGTTTGCGGACATGTTACAAATAACTCATTTAAAGATTCAACAGTCAATAGCCAAGGCAAAGCCCGATGGACTTATTATAGATATCGAAGGACTAGAGAATGTTCAACTAGGTAAGGGGGGAGCATTACAGCCTCTTGAGATACAAGATATCTATGAGCAGACTGGTGTGTTTTATTACCGGTCTAAAAACCCAGAAGGAGGATTTCAAAACCCTCCAGTAAGGGAGATAGGTAACGCCATTAGAAACATTGGAGAACTAGTAAACATATACAATCACTACCTCCGAATGATCCGAGATGCCACAGGTATTAACGAAGTAATGGATGGCACTACTCCAAAAGGAGACTCTTTGGTAGGAGTGAGAGAGCAAGCAATGGCGGCAGGTAATAATGCAATATATGATATTACTAATGCTGCACACGTATTATACAAAAAGGTATGTGATGATATTGTTCGCTGTTTGCAAATTATTCCTAAGGATAGTATTCTTTACAACGTATACACCAATGCAGTAGGAGATACAAACATGGCGGTTCTTTCTTCTTTTGATAACCTGGCTATGTACAACTTCGGAGTGATGGTTGTTACGGAAATGAATGACAGAGAAAAGGCATATCTAGAACAGAACATTCAGATTGCTTTAGGTCAAAAAGAAATAGATCTTGAGGACGCTATTGCTATTAGACAATTACGCGACGTAGAACAAGCGGAAAGATTGTTAGTAGTAAGACGTGCTAAGAGAATAAAGAGTCAGCAAGAGCAAGCACAGCAGCAGATGCAGATGCAAACTCAAATGAATTCTCAGTCTCAACAAATTGCAGCACAGGCTGAAATGGAAAAAGACCAAATGAGATCTCAACTAGAGATACAGCGGATGCAGTTAGAGGGACAAATAAAGACTCAACTAATGGAACTAGAGTATCAATACAAAATGCAGATTGAGCAACTTAAAGGCCAATACGATATTGTTGAGCAAGAAATAGAAAGTGGAGTTAGACAGGCTGAAAACTCAGAGTCAGAGAATCGTAAAGACGAAAGGATAGACAGACAAGCCATGGCTCAAAGTAAACTGATAGCGCAAAGAAAAGGTGATCGACCTCCATTGGACGAGACCCTGTCTGGTGCCTTAACTAATATGCAATAACAATGGCCTGTAACACATGTAACCAATCTTCCTCTGCTTGCAGATGTCAAACCCCAAAGAATGTAGATCTTTCTGCGGCTACTCAATTAAACATATGTTGTAGAAGGGCGAACACTTTTATTCTTAAAGCAAACGTAAAAGACTCAGCAGGTACCGCTATTGACCTGACCCTTTATACATATGAAATGCAAGTAAGGGAATACGACAATGGCCCTTTGATTATTTCAAACGCAAACATAACCATCACAGGAACGGCCGCTGGGCTTCTTAATATAACTATTACTGACGCTGTCATGACCGTTGATGCAGGGACTTATGTTTATGGTGTAGAGTTTAACCTAACAGCGACTGGGGAAAAAGAAACTTGGTTCTATGGAACATTCGATGTACAGCAAAATATTGTAAACTAAATTATGTCAAACCCAGGACCTATCGACATTATTATAACTGAAAAGCCTGCACCTGTAGTAACCATAACTGAAAAGCCTGGAGATGTAGTAACCATTACTCAGCCAAAGCCTATATCTATTGATATTAATAATGGAGCCGTAGAGCAACTTGTTGGATCAAAAGGTCAAAAAGGTGCTCAAGGAGAGAAGGGTACGAAAGGTGAGGTAGGTCCTAAAGGGGCGGAAGGTACTAAAGGTTTACAAGGGGTCAAAGGAGAAAAGGGTGAGAAAGGTCTTGATGGAGATGGAGACAAGGGAGCGAAAGGACAAGACGGTCAAAAAGGTGAACAGGGTGCTTCAGTAAAAGGACAGAAAGGTGAAGAGGGTTCTGATGGAGACGATGGTGCTAAAGGACAAAAAGGTCAAGAGGGTGCTTCAGTAAAAGGACAAAAAGGTCAGCAAGGTGATTCTGTCAAAGGACAAAAAGGACAAGATGGCGCTTCAGTAAAAGGTCAGAAAGGTGAGGCCGGTACTGATGGAAGCGATGGAGGCAAAGGACAAAAAGGACAAGATGGTCAAAAAGGTGAGGCCGGTACCGATGGAGACGATGGAGCCAAGGGTCAGAAAGGACAACAGGGTCTATTGCCTGCTGCAACATATGAGTATGTATTTAGCACTGATGTATCAGGAAACCCTGGTACTGGTAAGGCTAGGTTCAATAATGCGACTCAGAATACATCTACCTCTGTTGTTATAAACTCTACTGACAAAAATGGAGACACTATCCCTACCCCAAGCGCTGGGTCGGTATTGGTAAGATCTGTAGCCACATCTACAGACTTTGTAAACTTTAACATTAATAGTGTTGCAATTGATACAGGAATAATAACCTGTACTGTTAATGTACAAGGCAGTAGCGCAAATAGTCCATTTAGTAATGGAGAAGAAATAACTTTATCTTTTGCCGAAGGTGGAGCCAAAGGTGAAGTCGGACAGAAAGGACAAGACGGTCAGAAGGGCGAGAAAGGTCAAGACGGTGCTTCAGTAAAAGGACAAGAGGGTCAGAAAGGTGAGCAAGGCGCTTCAGTCAAAGGACAAAAAGGAGTGGCTGGTGCTGATGGAGGCGACGGAGGCAAAGGACAAAAAGGACAAGATGGTCAGAAGGGTCAAGATGGTGCTTCAGTTAAAGGACAAAAAGGAGAGGCTGGTGCTGATGGAGGTGATGGAGGCAAAGGACAAAAAGGACAAGATGGTCAAAAAGGTGAGGCCGGTGCCGATGGAGGTGATGGAGGCAAAGGACAAAAAGGACAAGATGGTCAGAAGGGTCAAGATGGTGCTTCAGTCAAAGGACAAAAAGGAGAGAAAGGTGAAAAGGGAACCAGGGGTCAGAACTCTGCGAACAGTTATCCCTATAACTTTAGAACAGATACTTCTGGGAACCCAGCCGATGGGGACCTAAGAGGAAACGAAACAAATCAGAACGCATCTACCAGAATTGTTCTCAATCAAACGGATGGTGATGGTTTAACTATCCCTGCGGTGGGTGCTAATCAGGCAGGAACTATAACCATAAGAGGTGTAGAAACCCAAACAAACTTCTTGACGTTCGACTTTAGTGGAGGCGATACTGCCTCTGGAGAAGTAGAACTTACTGGATCTATTAGTGCTTCAAGTGCCACCAGTCCTTTTACTGACAATACATCAGTCACTGTTTCTTTTGTGTTTGATGGAGCCAAAGGAGAGAAAGGTCAGAAAGGACAAGACGGTCAAAAGGGAATAGATGGCACTTCTGTTAAGGGTCAGAAAGGTGCAGAAGGAACTTCTGTTAAAGGACAGAAAGGCCAAAAAGGAACAACAGGAGCACAAGCACCTAATGTATTCCCTTATACTTTCAAAACAGACACATCAGGAAATCCTGGTGCTGGAGAACTTCGGGGTAACCAATCCACACAGAACACATCAACACGGATTGTCTTAAATCAAACCGATGGAGATAATGTAACTATCCCTGCCGTTACTGGATCGCAAGCAGGTACTGTTGTCATTTCAGGAACAGCGGAAAATTCTGGGAACTTTTTACAGTTTTTATTTACTGAAGGTTCTACTACTGGTGGAGAGATAGAACTCTCAGGAACAATGTCTTCCTCTAGTGCTGCTAGTCCGTTTAGTAATGACGACACTGTCAATGTTGCGTTTCAGTTTGACGGAACAGATGGCGCTAAAGGTGAAAAAGGTCAAGACGGTGCTTCAGTAAAAGGACAGAAAGGTGCAGCAGGAGCAGATGGGACCTCTGTTAAAGGACAAAAGGGAGTGGCCGGTACTAATGGTGACGATGGCGCTAAGGGTATTAAGGGTCAAGACGGTGCTTCAGTTAAAGGACAAAAAGGTCAAGATGGTGCTTCAGTTAAAGGACAGAAAGGACAAGATGGCGCTAAGGGTATTAAGGGAGAGAGGGGTGAGAAAGGAATTGCAGGAACAAACGCTGCCAATATATACCCTTATAC